TGCCCGTTGTTGGGCACGTTCAGATTCGCGTTGAAGCCGTAAATCGTCTCCGAGGAGATCGCATTCGCCGGCGTTGCGGAGAGCTGCCACGTGGAGGGCGCGGTGCCCGCGACCCCGGTGAGCTGCTGAAGCAGTGTGGTGTCCGTCGGTATGTACCCGGTCAGATCGCTCACAACCATGCCGGTCGACAGCGCTCCGGTGGTGATCGCTGTTACGGTGAGGATGCCGTTGGTGTCGACAGAGCCCGTGAACGTGCCGTTGGTCGTCACCAAGGAGTTGTAGTAGAGCGTCGTGCAATAGGTGAGGCCGCTGGTGCCCCATCCATTCGTGCTGGTCGAGAGATAGCACACAACCTTCGCGGCTGTGCCCGTGCCCGTTCCGCGCCACGCATAGACATTCGTGCCGTTCTGCCACACACCCAAGACGTTGCCTGTGCCGGGCACCGCCGAGATCAGCCCGCGGTAGTAGTTCTGCGCAGCCGCGAGCATGTCGCTCGTGTAGTTAAAGCCGGTGGTGTTCGTGCCGCTCGGGCCGTAGCCCACGGACGGCGCGGAGGTGAACGAGCCCGTGCTGGTGGTCGTACCGAAGAGCACCTTCTCGCCATTGGTGAACGTGCCAGTGACTTGCGTTATGCCGACCCAGCTCGTGTTAACCGCGGTGACGGTGCCGCTGATGGTGTAGGTCCCGGCGACGGTGAGCCCGATGCAGAAGATGCCGGTCGCTGCGGAGGCCACTCCGGTGCCGAGCGCCGCGGTCGTGGTGCCGGTGGGGAAGCCGGAAAGCGAACTCACCGTGGCGCCCATGACCACTGCGGCTGACGGCTTTGCGTGCCCGTCGAATCGCTCGAACCCGTCGATGCGCCGGTAGCCGCCGTTGTACCACGGCTCGTAGTTGACCATCGCGAGCGCGAAGCCCGGATCGACAGAGAGCGCGGGCGTGACGACGTCCAGCCCTCCGTTGAAGGGATAGTACTTGGTCTGGGTTACTGGCTTGGCTGGTCTTAGTGGCATATCAGGCTATCGTGTAACTGAAGCTAAAGGCGGCTGTCACCCCTTTGGCGCCGCTAGATGTGAATCCCGTCGAGCTAAAGCCGGCGGCAACGCTCACGTACAGATACAGCGTGATCGTGCCGGAGCCCGGTGTGACGAGCGCGCCGCCCAACAATGCGGCCACGCCGTTGTTCTCTATCCCGTAACAGGGAACCAAGGTCTCTGTGGCGCTCGGCTGTATCGCCGCCGGCAGGCCGGTGATCGTGCAAGCGTTGCTGTTTGATGTGGCCGTGAGCGCATTGGTTCCGAGCGTGACGACGGCCATCTTGCCCACCCTCTCCCACGTGAAAGTCGCCGTCGGAGATGTAGTGCAACCAGTAAGCGTGCCGGTGAACGTGCCGCCGTAAGGCGTGAGATCGACGCCCCCGACGACGAGCGCCGTGGAGGTGCCGCTGATGGTCACGGGCGAGCTGAAGGTGGACGTGCCGGAGACGGTCAGCGGGCCACTCAAGCTTGCGGTGCCAGAGACAGTCAGCGGCCCAGAGACGGTCAGCGGTCCAGAGAACGTGCTCGTACCGGAGACGGTCAGCGGGCCACTCAAGCTTGCGGTGCCCGACACAGTCAGCGGCCCAGAGAACGTGCTCGTACCGGAAGCAGTCAGCGGGCCACTCAAGCTTGCGGTGCCAGAGACAGTCAGCGGCCCAGAGAACGTGCTCGTACCGGAAGCAGTCAGCGGTCCCGATATGCTGGCCGTGCCTGTGACCGATAGCAGGCCGGAGAACGTGATAGCCGAGGTGTATGTCGCCAAGGCGCTCACCGCGGTGATTTGCCCGCCGGCGTTCAGGGTTATCTGCGGCCAAGCGTAAACGCCTTTCAAGCCCGGGATCGCGTGCAAGATCGGGTTCGAGCTGTTGGTGCTCGTGCCGGCCACGATCAGTAATCCTGGTAGTAGCCGCTGTAGTCCCCGTCGGAACCGCGACCGCCGCCGACGACGATGAAATTGCCTTGCTGCAAGCGAGAGTTCTTCTTGTTGGGCAGTTGATCGTTCTCGAGCTGCGTGATCAGCCCTTGGATGTTGAGGACCCCCTGGTTGTTCGTGTTGCCCAAGAGCAAGAGCTGCGCGAGTCCAATCTGCTCCTGCGCGTTCTCGAACCAGCCGTACTTGAGGCGCGCGTACTCGAGGATCAGCCGGTTGCCAAAGCGCGCCGGGATGTTCGAGACGTCGGTGTCGTTCTTGAGGTCATACGGCACCGAGCGGTACTCGGCCTGGATGGCGTACGCTTGGTCGGGCGTCAGGTCCCACCGGAGCGTGTTGTCCGGCATCACGATCACGCGCCACGGCTGAGCCTGGTCCACGAGGTCGAACACCTCGCGGCGCACCTCTTGCCACTCATGCACGACAAGCGGCTGATAGAAAGTCGACCCATAGGGAAGAATCTGGAATGTGGGATAGTCCCACTCCGCCAAGTCGGCAGGCTGTGCGCTGACCGCGCCGCCCGACGCCGTGAAGATGCCGGTGTTGGCGCCGACCGGCGTCCAGGCACTTAAGGTCTTGCGCAGCCACTTCCAGTCGACCCACATATTCTGGATGTCGAGCTCGGCGTCATGCACGTAGTTGACGAGCCGCAGCCACTCGCCCGTGGCGCCCACCGTCGTCAACGGCGCAGAGTTACCCGAAGCGCCCACTTCGCGCCAGAGCGCTTGGCAGAGCTGCAGGTAGGTCTGTGCTTGGACGGTGGTGAGAGCCATCAGGCGGCGGCAAAGCGCTCGGCGGCAAGCGCCCGAGCGTTCTCCCTCTCCGCGTCAAGGACTTTCTGCGGGAGGCCCGCTTCTTTGATCTTAGGTAAAGCGTTCGTGAAGAAGCGCTTGTTCTTGATGTCCTGCCGCTGGCGAGCGGCCTCTTGCTCAGGGGTGAGCGGGGCCATCGCCATCGTGGGGTCGGTACGCACGTACTGCTGGCGGGCGTTGAACAGATGCCCCGGCCCTTGCACGTACTTGACGCCCTCCACACCTCCAACCTCGCCGGTGTTAGCAGCCGGGTCGAATTGCGGGACAGCGGGCGCTGCAGGCTCTTCGGGCGCCGCGCCGCGCAGCCCCCGAAGCGTAAGCTGCGGCTTGGCCACGGTTACTCCTTGCGAACGAAGCGGCCCGCCGCGTCGAAGTACTTGCCGTCCTGCCAGTACTTGACCCCGGGGACGCCGTCCACGTAGCCGACAGCCTTGCTCTTGTTGAGCACTTCCCATGCCGGGGTCGGCGCGGTCTCGGGCTCTGGCTCCCCTTCGGCGGCCGCGAGGGCCTCCTTGGCAGCTTCGATGTCTTGTTCTTTGCTCATATCACGCTCCTAGTTGTCGCCGTCGATCGCCTCTTCGCTCGGTGCTTTGCCAATCGGCACCGAGAGCGGGGCCTGTGCTTCCACCTTCTCGTTGGACAGGGCCTCCATCGAATGCAAGTGGTCCCTGTTCGCCGGGTAGGATAGGTCGTGCCGTGTCGGCAGACCCGCACCGTGGTAGCTGTGCTTGCTGTCGGGGCCGTCCATGCCGTACTCGAGCCGGCGCATGTACCTGTCATTGCCCCACTCGCCATGGTTATCGGCACCCTGGAAGCGCGCGTCGCGCGGCATTGGCCGGCCGCGGGCATCACCCCGGGGAGCCAGCACTTGGTTGCGCTCGGTGTTCTCGAAATGGCTGTTGAACCGATCGTGCCCGTTGATTCCTTCCCAAAGGTCTTTGCCCTTGTCGAACTCCTCCTCGGTCACGCCCGCAGGCGGATTGCCCCACTCGTAGTCGGTAGCCGGAATACGCATTGCCATAGTCCACCTCCAAAGGGAGGCCGGGGGCTTGCGCCCCCGGCTGCTCGGTTACATTTCGCCGATCAGGAACTTGTTGCCGCGCTTGCCGGAGACCTCGTAGTTGTTGGTCCGACCGATCTTGCGCTCGGGCGCGCTGCCCGTCAGCGGGTCGATGTCGTAGTTGTAGTTGGGCTCGGTGCTGTCCGCATCGATGTCCTCCCGCAACGAGATACCGTCCTCAAGATCCGCCGACTCACGCTCGAAGTAGCCACCGCCGTAAAGCAACGTCTCCTCGCCCATGTCGCCTTGGTCGCCGTCGTCGCGGATGGCGTCGAGCTCGGACGGTTTCCCGACCGTGCCCTTGCCAAACTCGTCCGCGTTGTTCGCCGGCTCGAGAATGCGGGCGAGGCCCGCCTTCCCGGCCCCTTGCGCCTTGTTGTGCGCAACGGGGTCGCCGGCCGAATGGATCTGCTTGATGCCTTGCTTGGCATTCAGCTTCAAGCCGTCGCTCGCCGTCTCGCCATCCGGGTGACTCGTCACATCGGACACACGTCCGGCGTGGCTCTTCTTCCCTTTGGACGGGCTCGGGCTCTGATCACTGGTCTTACTCATAGTCATTCACCTCCAGTAGTTGAGCCGATTAGGCCACGCTGTCCCAGCAGAGAATGCGCGTACCCGGGATTTCCGTGTGCGCGATTCCGAAGCCGAGCTCGGCGTACCACGCGATGCCGCGCGATCGACCGTAGTCCGTGGGGATCTTTCCTCGGATTTCCTCGGGGATGGCGAAAGCCTCGCATACCGTGTCGCTGCCGAAGAAGAACCCTCGGTCGGTGTTCACCCAGCCCTGCGACGCGATGTTGGTCTGCTCGATGAAACGGACGCCTTCGTAGCGGCCCTTCTCACCGTTCATGATCACGTGCCAGCCTTCCGGGGTGTACTGGTGGATGCCCTCGAGGTTGTTCTTCATGTTGCGCAGCGCGGTCGGCCGGAACACGGAGAGGTAGTTGACCCCGTCGAATGCCGGGATGTTCTGCTCCGCCATGTAGTCGGCGAGCGCCTTGACGTGGCTCGTGAAGAGCGCGGTCGAAGCGGTGCCGGCGACAGTGCCGTTCGTGGTCAGCGTGTAGCTCGTGGAGCTGGTCGACTGAATGCGAATCGGGGTGGCGTTGAACTGCGTGTACGCAGCCGTGTCGAGGACCTTCCGGGCGTCATTCTTGAGCACCTTGTGGATGATCTCGGTCACGGGATGCTCTGAAAGATCGTCGAGCTTCTTCGTGAACGGCACGCTGTTGCCGTACTCGGTGATCTTCAGGCTGTTCTGCGTGATCGTGAAGTTGGTCTCCGGCATCGTCTGGCTTTCCACCAGGGCCGCGCCCGCAACCGCCACGTCGCTGTAGATGTTCCAGTTGAAGGTATCGCCGATACCCAAACCGAAGGCTTCCTTGGCATCGCAGAACTGACGGAAGCGCACCATCGGCTGCAAAGCCGTACGAAGCTTCCGAGAGAGGTTCGGCGACCACATGTATCCGCCGAGGGCGGACGTGCTCCAAACTTGACCCGACATAGTTAGGCCCTCCGTTAGTAGGCCTGCCCTCGCGCTTTGCGAGCCTCTCGGAGCACCGCCGCCGGCGAATCATCGTCGTCGGTGGTTGACTCGAGTACCGGCCGCACAGTTCGCGACACGGGCACAGGCACTAGTTTCTGTTTCGCTTGCTGACGCTGTTGGCCTTGCTGGTAGTTCGCCGGTCGTGCGGGGGTCGGTGAAGCGGTCTGCTTCCCGGCCTTGCCTTCCAACCACTCGCGAGTCTGCCTGCCTGCTTCCAGCATGATCTGCTCGGGCGTCCAATTAGGATGCTCCTCGTAGATCGAATCGCTCTTGCGGTCAGCGAGTGCGAACAGATCGGGGTCGTTGGCGATGTCTGAGTAGTCGGCCTGGAACTTCTTAAAAGCACTGGCCTTCGCAATGACATCGTCGCGGGCTGCAATCGTCTGCACTGCCACGTTAGCCGCCTGAGTCACGATCGCGTTTGGGTCGATTGCCGGGGCCTTGGCTTGCCGGATCTTCTTCAACACGCCCGTCATCTTCTGGGCTGCCACCGCTTCTGGCTCGGACAATAGGCTCCGAACCAATCCTGCGGCCTCCTGCTCGAGGTCCGCATCATCTGCCGCCGGGTTCGCGGGAGCGGCCGACAGGGCCGTTCTTTCCCGCTTGGTGAGCTGCGCCTCACGCGCATCAAGCTCTTTCCGGCGCTGCGCGGCCTCTTGTAGGCGCTTGTCCGCAGCTCGATTCTTCTGGATCACGGCGCGCGCTTCTTCAAGCGGCATCGTGATTTCCTGTCCGTCCACCATCGCCCGGAACATCGGGCCCCTCTCACCGCGGACGATGTAGTCCGCCAGCGGATCGGCCTCGGCTGCCGGCGTCGCCTTCTTGGGCGTAGCGCGCGGCGCTGGCGCCCCGTCCTCGTCGGCCGGCGCCTCTTGGGTCTGCCGTACCGCGCGACGCGGGCCGTCGGCTTCAATCGCTCGGCCCGCCGCCTCGGCCTGCATCTCGGCGTAGAACGCCGCGGCCCGTGGGTCTGCGCCGGCTAAGAACTCCGCGTTCTCGGCCTCGCGCTGCTCGACGATCTGCGCATCGATGGCGTCCAGCAGCGCATTTCGATCCGTGATGTGCGGGTCTGGACGCGGAGGAGTCTTCCTTGGGGCGGCTCCGCCGTCAACGGCGCCGGAAGGATTCTGTGATGGGTTTGTGTCGCCGCCGGTCTCGGTAGGCATGCTGGTTCACTCCTCTGTCATTCGTTGCGGTACTCGTTCAATGCTTTCTCCGCGCTCTTGGCTTCCACGAGCGCATCGCCGAACCAACCAATCAACATCCGTGCCGCTTCGGCGCGCAGCCGGATCTGTCTCAACTTGCGGCGCGCGCGAAACCAGCCGCCCCAGCCGTCCGGGTCGACGGCGAGTGCGTCGACTTCGGCTTGGCCGATGACTTGGCGTGCGCGTCCATGAAGGTATTGCCCAACGGGGGTGTTGCGAAGGAAGTGCGAGACCTCATCGCCCAGCATCACTGTAGCGAAAAGCTCGCGCTCCTTCTCGTCGACAAAGTCGACTTCTCTATCGACCGCCATGTGGTAGGTCCTTCGACTACTTCTGTTTTGCGATCAGCGATTCAGCCGGCGTTCCGGCAATCGCATTTGCCACCGCGACTTTGGGCGGCACACCGGTCTGCAGATGCTCCACCACTTTCGGGTCCACGAGCCCCTCGAGGCGCTTGATCTCGGCCTCGAAGTGCGCCGCCGCGTTCTTCAGGTCCGTCTTGACCTTGTCCCAATCGGTGGCCGCGATCTGCTCGAGCTTCGCGGTGTACTCGCTCGCTTTCTGAGCCGCATGCAAAATGGCTTCGCAATGAAGCACGCTGGTCACTTCGTCAATCACGCTCATGTCGTCTCTCCTGTTTCACTTCTTCCAATCAAACCTGGTCTTGTATTTGTTGAACCGACTCGACTTGTGGGCTGCCGGGTGAGCGCGCGCCGGCAGTTTCGCCGGGCCTCGCGCGTGATCGGCTGCCGAGAAGTCCTCGCCCACGGACTGCGGAATGCCGATGGTCGAGTTGCCGCTGGCGGCGGCGTGCATTGCGGCTTGCTGGGCTCGGCTTACGCTTGGCATCAGATTTTCCCCACAGTTGGCAAAAACGGACTCGGATCAGCCGGCGACTGCTGCCCCTCGGGCAGCCGTATCCGGGCTTTCTGCACCGCCGCCGGATGGATCTTCGGCGCCGTCGGCGGCTTGATGTGCCCCGCGCTCGGCATCGATGGGGGCTTGAACGATCCCGCGCCTTTCGGCGGTTTCACTTCTTGCCTGCCATCGCGGGCGGTCGCGCGTTCAGCGGGTTGGTCCGCGCCTGCGCGCCCAGAGCCGCCGGGTGCATCTTTGCGTTCGCCGTGTAGGCAGCGCCTTGCTGCCCGCTGATCGGCAGCGGAAAGCTTCCCGGCACACCGGCTCCGAGCTGGCGCGGATTCATGACTTGCCCCCGCTC